GTCTAATACAAATACATACATATTCTTGTCCTTTCTTGGAGGTTACTATGAAATTAATTGAGAAATTAAAAGGGGCTCATGAGCGCCCCTATGTAGCATATAAAGTTGTAGGTTATTATTCCTCTTATCAAGAGGCTAAGGAGGCATTAAACAATGCTCATACGTTAAACGATGTATATCATTCATGGTTAGAGTTGCATTCGTTAAATGTTTCACCACATACCATGAAAGGATATGAATGTGCATACCATCATGTATCATCTATATCTCACCGCCCTATCAACGAAATCACATATATGGATTTGCAAAATATAATATCGAATATGCTAAAGAGCGGACTCTCTTATTCCTCATGTAAGAAAGTTCGCTCTTTACTGAATCAATTATATTCATTTGCAATTATTAATGACTGGTGCTCAAAGTCATACAGTCAATATTTGAATATTGGCCACAATACCCCTAAGCGCCCACGCAAAGTATTCACCACTAATCAAATTAACCGCTTATGGTATATCAATGCAAAAATACCCTTAATACTCTTATATACTGGAATGCGTGCTAGTGAATTAATTAATCTAAAAAGTACCGACATTAATCGAAAACAACGTTATTTAAAAGTTACTAGCAGCAAGACTAAAGCAGGTATCCGCATCATTCCCATTCATCATCGCATATGGCCATTTATTGAATCTCGATTACCTAATAAATGGATCATAGATGAACGGAATTATGTTTCCCTCGCTAAAACCTTTAAATTAGACATGAAATCCATCAATGCTAAACACACTCCCCATGATTGCCGTCATTCATTCGCTACTAGATTAGATGATGTAGGTGCTAACTACAATGCTAAACGATTATTGTTAGGCCATGCATCATCTAATGTTACCGATGGAGTGTATATCCACAAAGCACTTAGACAATTACGCAAGGCTATTGAAATGCTTAAATGACCAAGGGGGAAAACAAAAGGCTGGCGAGCAAAAGCAATCAGATATTAACAATTTAGAAACCACAACAAATAAAGTTATATTCCCTATAGCATTTACAAACAACCATCTATTCCATACATTTGGGATTATTGCTAGTGATGCATCAGTGTTTTGGGGAAACTCTGGAGCAAGCGCAATTAGCAGAAGAATATCTAGGACTGATATTCGTTATGAAGTACATTCTAGTTATCAAACAATGTTAAAAGAATTCGGCTCTGCGGATAATTATTTAAAAGGTGGGGATGAACTTGAATTTGAAGGTTCAGGCTCTACTGTGCAGAAGCAAGATGTTCGTGCTAATACAGCCATCAAGGACATTAAAAAAATTACATTAACTTTAGGAGACTAATATGTTTATTTCCATCAGTGCTGGAATTGTGACATTTTTACTAACTTTGGTAGGAATTCCAGCCTTTATCCAATTTTATAGAAAGGCGCAAATTACAGGCCAGCAGATGCATGAGGATGTCAAACAGCATCAGGCAAAAGCTGGGACTCCTACAATGGGAGGCTTGGTTTTCTTAATTGCTTCTGTTTTGGTTGCCTTCTTTTTTGCCCTATTTAGTAACCAATTCAGCAATAATGTAGGAATGATTTTGTTTATTTTGGTCTTATATGGCTTGGTTGGTTTTTTAGATGATTTCCTCAAAGTCTTTCGCAAGATTAATGAGGGGCTAAACCCCAAGCAGAAATTGGCTCTTCAGCTTTTAGGTGGAGTTATCTTTTATCTTTTCTATGAACGTGGGGGCGATATACTGTCTGTATTTGGTTATCCAGTTCATTTGGGATTTTTCTATATTTTCTTTGCTCTTTTCTGGCTAGTAGGCTTTTCAAACGCAGTCAACTTGACAGATGGTATTGATGGTTTGGCTAGTATTTCAGTGGTGATTAGCTTATCTGCCTATGGAGTTATTGCCTATGTTCAAGGTCAGATGGATATTCTTCTAGTGATTCTTGCCATGATTGGTGGTTTGCTTGCTTTCTTCGTCTTTAACCATAAGCCTGCTAAGGTCTTTATGGGAGATGTGGGAAGTTTGGCTCTCGGTGGAATGCTGGCAGCTATCTCAATGGCCCTCCACCAAGAATGGACTCTCTTGATTATCGGAATTGTTTATGTCTTTGAAACAACTTCGGTCATGATGCAAGTCAGCTATTTCAAACTGACAGGTGGTAAACGTATTTTCCGTATGACGCCTGTGCATCACCATTTTGAACTTGGAGGATTGTCTGGTAAAGGAAATCCTTGGAGCGAGTGGAAGGTTGACTTCTTCTTTTGGGGAGTGGGGCTTCTAGCAAGTCTCCTGACCCTAGCAATTTTGTATTTGATGTAAGAATGGCACCCTGATGTTTCAGGGTGTTTTTGCTTTTTAAAAAATATTGGTCAATTAAAGTCAAAATCCTTGACCTTTTCTGACTAATGTAGTATATTATGAACGTAAGGTAAATGAAAGCCTTACTAGAACACTTATTTAAAGTAAAATAGAAAGAGGTGGGGTCTATGTTTAATCTAGAAATCTTCAGAAGTAAAGATAGTCTACTCCTGCTTGAAAAAGAAAAACCAGAAATAGTACGTAGAGTAGCGATTTAGCTAGTCTAAATTTTTTAAGACAAAGGTCAAAGATAGTCAATATCAGTAATCATAACTAAGTAAACAAAAAGAGGTAAAGAATATGAATAACAACTTTAATAATTTTAACAACATGGATGATTTATTTAACCAATTGATGGGTGGTATGCGAGGATATAGTTCTGAAAATCGTCGTTACTTGATTAATGGACGTGAAGTGACACCTGAGGAATTTGCTCACTATCGTGCGACTGGTAAATTACCAGGGAACGCAGAATCTGATGCGCAAATGCAACAACAGGCTTCAGGTATGAAACAAGACGGTGTCCTTGCTAAACTGGGTCGAAACTTGACAGCAGAAGCGCGTGAGGGCAAGTTGGATCCTGTTATCGGACGAAACAAGGAAATTCAAGAAACATCTGAAATCCTTTCACGCCGTACCAAGAATAATCCTGTTTTAGTAGGAGACGCAGGTGTTGGTAAGACAGCAGTTGTCGAAGGCTTAGCACAAGCTATTGTGAATGGTGATGTTCCAGCTGCTATTAAGAATAAGGAAATTATTTCCATTGATATCTCAGGACTTGAGGCTGGGACTCAATACCGCGGTAGTTTTGAAGAAAACATTCAAAACTTGGTAAACGAAGTCAAAGAAGCTGGAAATATTATCCTTTTCTTCGACGAAATTCACCAAATTCTTGGTGCTGGTAGCACAGGTGATGGTCAAGGGTCTAAAGGTCTTGCTGATATCTTGAAACCAGCTCTTTCACGTGGTGAATTGACAGTGATTGGTGCAACAACTCAAGATGAATACCGTAACACTATCTTGAAGAACGCTGCCCTAGCCCGTCGTTTCAACGAAGTTAAGGTCAATGCTCCTTCTGCTGAAGATACTTTCAAGATTCTCCAAGGTATCCGTGATCTTTATGAAAAACACCACAATGTTATCTTGCCAGATGATGTTTTGAAGGCAGCAGTAGATTTCTCTGTACAATACATTCCACAACGTAGCTTGCCAGATAAGGCTATCGACCTTGTCGATGTAACGGCGGCTCACTTGGCAGCACAACATCCAGTGACAGATGTACATGCTGTTGAACGTGAAATTGAGGTAGAAAAAGACAAGCAAGAAAAAGCAGTTGAGGCAGAAGATTTTGAAGCAGCTCTAAACTATAAAACACGCATTGCAGAATTGGAAAAGAAAATTGAAAACCACACAGAAGATATGAAGGTGACTGCAAGTGTCAACGATGTGGCTGAATCTGTAGAACGAATGACGGGAATTCCAGTCTCACAAATGGGAGCGTCAGACATCGAACGTTTGAAAGATATGGCTCATCGTCTGCAAGATAAGGTAATCGGTCAAGACAAGGCGGTAGAAGCAGTAGCTCGTGCTATCCGTCGTAACCGTGCTGGTTTTGATGAAGGTAATCGCCCAATCGGTAGCTTCCTCTTTGTAGGTCCAACTGGAGTTGGTAAGACTGAACTTGCTAAACAATTGGCGCTAGATATGTTTGGAACCAAGGATGCGATCATCCGTTTGGATATGTCTGAATACAGTGACCGCACAGCCGTTTCTAAGCTAATTGGTACAACAGCAGGCTATGTGGGTTATGATGACAATAGCAATACCTTAACAGAACGTGTTCGTCGCAATCCATACTCTATCATTCTCTTGGATGAAATTGAAAAGGCTGACCCTCAAGTCATTACCCTTCTCCTCCAAGTTCTAGATGATGGTCGTTTGACAGATGGTCAAGGAAATACAGTAAACTTCAAGAACACTGTCATTATTGCGACCTCAAATGCTGGATTTGGCTATGAAGCTAACTTGACAGAAGATGCGGATAAACCAGAATTGATGGACCGTTTGAAACCCTTCTTCCGTCCAGAGTTCCTCAACCGCTTTAACGCAGTTATTGAGTTCTCACACTTAACTAAGGAAGACCTTTCTAAAATTGTAGACTTGATGTTGGCTGAAGTCAACCAAACCTTGGCCAAGAAAAACATTGACTTGGCAGTCAGTCAAGTGGCTAAAGACTATATCACAGAAGAAGGCTATGATGAAGTCATGGGTGTTCGACCTCTCCGTCGCGTAGTTGAACAAGAAATTCGGGATAAGGTGACAGACTTCCACTTGGATCATTTAGATGCTAAACACCTGGAAGCAGATATGGAAGATGGTGGTTTAGTTATTCGTGAAAAAGCCTAATACTCTTCGAAAATCTCTTCAAACCACGTCAACGTCGCCTTGCCGTACTCAAGTACAGCCTGCGGCTAGTTTCCTAGTTTGTTCTTTGAT